AGCAGCGATAATGTCGACAAGTGGGAGCTGTACCAGATCGCGCAGTACTGCGATGCATTGGTAGACGACGGGAAGGGCGGCAAGGAACCGCGGTTCACCTGCAACCTGTATCTGCAATCGCGCGCCGATGCGCTGCAGGTGCTTCAGGACATGGCCAGTATTTTCCGGGGAATGGCCTACTACGCCGGTAGGCAGGTAGTTGCCTCGGCGGATATGCCGAGCGACCCGGTCTACACCTACACAAACTCGAACGTCATCGGGGGCAGCTTTACGCGAGTAGGGTCTGCCGGCTCGACCCGGTACAGCGTGGCAAAGGTCAGCTGGACCGATCGCGACAACTTCGGTGCCCAGCGTGTGGAGTACGTCCAAAATCAGCGCTCCATTGCCCGCTATGGCATCCGCGAAACTGAAATCACCGCGTTCGGTTGTGTCTCGCAAGGCCAAGCGCAACGCCTAGGCCACTACACCCTGCTGACCAACCAGGTCGAAACCGGGACTATTCAATTCAGTGTTGGCCTAGATGGCACCCTGGCGCGCCCTGGGCAGATTATCCGTGTGGCCGACCAGCACTATGCCGGCAAGCCCATTGGGGGCCGGGTGAAGGCTGCAACGGCCGAGAGTATTACCGTCGACGACGACCTGACTGTTGCCGCCGGCGATAAGCTCGTTGTGATTCAACCAAACGGTGTGGCCCAAACACGCATCATCCGGGCGGTAACCGGTCGCATTATTTCGGTGACCGAGAATTTCGATGCAGCACCTATCGCTGAGTCGGTTTACGCCATCGAGACCGCACAGGTGGTGCCTGAGACCTACCGCATCCTGAGCATTGCCGAAAACTTCGGCGACGACAAACTGCAGTACGACATCGTGGCCGTACAGCACAATGCGAGCAAATTTGCAGCGATCGACAGCGGCGCCCAGATCGTCAACCCACCAACCACCACACTGCCGGACGCGCTGCAGGCAATGCCCGGCAACGTTCAGCTATCGACCTATGACGCCGTCAAGCAGGGTCTGACGGTCGCCACCATGCGCGTGACTTGGGATCCTGCGAAAGGCGCCCAGAGCTACAGCGTGTGGTGGAAAAAGGATTCCGGCGACTGGATCTACGCCGGCATTACCTACACGGCGGCCATTGAGATATCCGGCATCTATAGCGGCGCCTACACTGCTCGCGTCTCCGCTGTGGGCGTAAGCGGCAACGCGTCGCTGTGGGCGTACTCTGCGCCGACGCCGCTGCAAGGCAAAATCGGGTCGCCGCCGGCGGTAACCTCGATCACCACCGAAAGCCTGCTGTTCGGCATAGGCGTGCACTGGACTTTCCCGCCAGGCGCGGAAGACACCCAGCGCACCGAGCTTTGGTACAGCCAGGGTACCGACGTCACCGCGGCGACCAAGCTTTCCGATCTGGCGTACCCGCAAAGCGACTACGTGCTGCAGAACCTGCGCGCGGGCGCTGCTTTCTTCTTCTGGGCGCGGCTGGTGGATCGCACCGGCAACATCGGTCCGTTCTACCCGGCCGGCATGGGCGTGCGTGGAGAAGCAAGCAGCGATGCTGGCGCTATCCTCGACCAGATCGCTGGCCAAGTCGGTGAATCCGCTTTAGGCAAGGAGCTCGCCGCTGAGATTGAACTGATCACCGGCAACGGGCCAGGTTCGGTGAACGAACGCCTGGACGAAGCTAAGGCTTTGGCTGATGAAGCGCGCGCACGCTTGGGTCAGCAGATCGCCGCTGTCGATACCGAACTGGAAGGAGTAAAGAACGAGCTGCAGGGGCAGATCGATGCAATCGCCGATCTCGCCGATTCGATGCCGTACAAGCCTGACCAGACCTATGCTGCCGGCCAGGGCGTCCTTGGTGCTGATGGTGTTATCTACCAAGCCGTCAAGGATGTGCCGGTCAAGACGCCGCCGCCCAACACGACGTACTGGCTGAACGTTGGTCAGGCGGTCGTCACTGCGAACGGCCTCGCTGCGCGCGTACAGACTGTAGAGACGAAGGTTACTTCGGTTGAAGGGGTGAACGCCTCCCAGGCGCAGCAGATCACCGGGCTGCGCACGGACCTGGACGGCAAGGCGTCGGCGAGCAGTGTGCAGAGCATCGGCAACCGGGTGACCACTGCCGAGAACTCGATCAGCAGCCAAGGCTCGGCTTTGACCGGCTTGAACAACAGCCTCAACACCACGAACACCAACGTCAGCACTGCTCAGACCGCCGCAAACAACGCGGCCACGCTGGCCGGTAGCAAAGGCAAGGTGCTGGTGCAGACGGCGGCGCCGGCTGCGGCGGACCAGCTGGCGCAGAACCTATGGATTGATATCGCCAACGGCGCCAACACGCCTAAGCGCTGGACGGGCTCGGCCTGGGTGGCAGTTACGGACAAGGTGGCGACGGATGCGGCGACAGCTGCGGCCAACGCACTGACCCAGGTGCAAACCAAAGCCGACGCTAGCGCTGTTACGGCATTGAGTAACCGTGTCACCGCAACGGAAACTTCTATCACCTCGGTGAGCAACAACGTCACCAGCTTGAGCAATAACCTGTCGAATGCCGGGGGTGAGAACCTCGCATACAACCCGGACTTCAACAAGGCAGCTGGAGTTGCTAACGACCTTCCCGATGGGTACTTGGCCGATGGTCCAGGATCACCGGGGGCGTCAACCGGGGTTTTTGCTCTGGTACCTTCTTTCATGAACTCCGGTGAAAAGGCTCAGAGGATTACTGTCACCGGGATTAACGAGAGTGCGCTTTATCGATCCATCCGTAACGCCCAGAACCGTTTGCCTAAGATCATTGCGGGCCAGCCTATCTGTGATTCGATCTATGTAAAAGGAACTGCGGGGCTGGGTTTCCGCATATTCATTCAACAGGTGAACGCGGCAGGTGCCACCCTAACTACCACCAACACCATCATGTATTACTTGACGGGAGAAGTTCAGCGCATTGCCTTGGCTGTTCCGAACCCCGTAGCAAATGCGGTGTCCATTGCAGCCTTCTACCGGGTCTACGGCAGTGCTACCGTCACGGATGGCTACATCGACATGGCTCGGCCTCAAGTTGAATATGGAACCGTACCTACGGGCTGGAGCAATAGCGGGCAAGTGGATGCCTCCAACTTGTTGGCAACATCCGAAGCTTTGTCCTCCCTGACCAGTCGTGTGGATCAGCAGGGGGCTACCCTTACATCCACCAGTAGCAATTTGGTCAGCCTGTCTAACACGGTAACGGGTATTCAGGCGGGAATGGGGGCTTACGGGATTGACCCGGCAACCGGGGGTCTTTGGAACTTTGATTCAAGTTCTGAGGGATGGACCTCCAATAACTCCACACTGAGCATGCCCTCGGCGGGGATGTTGCGCCAAACCTCGACTTCTGGAGATCCCAGCATTCAGATCGGGGGGTTGAATATCGATGGTCGTTTGTATAGCCGGGTAAGAGCCTCTATTACTCGACGTGCGGGCACCGTGGCATCGGATTGGGACGGTAGGGTTTACTACGCTACTTCAGGCCACGGGTTTACCGATGGCTACATGAAAGTTCTCCCCAATCCCAACTTGGCTGTGGGAGAATCTCGGGTTATAGAGTTTGATATGGCTTCTCTGACTGCGGGGGGTAGTGACTGGATAACCAGCACGATCACGAACCTGAGGTTGGACATCGGACTGAGCAATGCCGGTATTTGGGATTTCGATTGGATTGTGGTGGGACGTGTGGGTCCATCAGCTTCCAGTAAGGCTTTGGATGCTTTGACTTCCACAGTCACGACCCAGGGAAATACGCTCACCAGCGTGTCGGGCCGTACCACTTCACTTGAGAATGCCGTGAACAGCACCACCAATGGCCTTGCTACTAAGGCTAGCGCAAGTGCGGTTAACGATCTTTCAAACCGGGTAACCTCCGCTGAGGGGGTATTGACCAGTAACAGTTCTGACATCACGTCGTTGAAGAACAGCATTGGCTCTGTGGGGTCGTTTGTAGCCGGTTTGTCTTTCGAGTTTTTGAACTCTAACCAAGGGTGGATTCCTCAAACGTCCGGGGCCACGATGACCCCCGGCCCGATGTTCTCCACCATTAGCAAATACACCACCGTACAGCGAAACGGGTTGTCTTTCTCTGGATCTGAAAATCCATACGTTCGGATTCGCATGAGGAGGAGAGGTACTACTCGTAACTCGGGTTCGATGTATTGGGCCAACGAGGACGGGGGGTTGGCTGAAGCTCGTCGAGCAAACTTCACCGTTAACATTGTGAGTGAAGATTGGCAGGACATCGAGATAGACTTGACCGCCAACACGGGATGGGTCGGGAAAACCATTACGGCTATCCGGTTGGACCTTATGGTTTCTGCGGATACCACCGGGTCGATGGATTGGAGTTATGTTGCAGCGGGTCGCAGAGCGGCGGCAGCATCGGCTCAGGCGTTTGCGGGGCTGACCACGACGGTTACTCAGCAGGGGAACACTCAAACCGCCCAAGCTACTCAGATAACCAACCTCAACACCACTGTGGGGAACGTGAGTGCAGGATTGACCAACGAGACCACCGCACGCACCAACGCCGACAATGCTATGACCAAACGAGTTGATACTCTGAGCTCGTATGTGGGGGATGTGGCCGCAGTTCTTCAAAATGAAACCACAGCCCGTAGTAACAGTGACCAAGCATTGGGTCAACGGATTGACACCACCCAAGCTTCTGTTGGTAACTTGAGTGCATCGGTTCAACAAACTACTACAGCTGTTAGCCAGCTTAATGGGAACCTGAACGCTCAATACAGCGTGAAGGTGATGTTGCGTCAAAACGGTGAAGCAGTTGTGGCGGGCTTTGGTTTGGGATTGTCCAACCAGGATGGTGTAAACCAATCTCAATTCATCGTAAGCGCGGATCGGTTCGCGGTATTGAATGCCAACCTCAGTGGTAGCGGAGTTTTGAAGTCACCCTTTGCGGTAGTAGGGGGTCAGGTGTTTATCGATGATGCGTTTATTCGGCAAGCAACCATTCAAAACCTGCTGGTTTCCGCTGACATCAATTCCGCCTTGACCACAAACTGGGGAGGGGGCTTGCCGGTCATGCAGTTGATTACTCGGGATGCTCAAATCATCCTACGCCACCAGACGCGGGCCAATACTTACACCCATCAGAACGTCAATGGGATGCAGGTTATCGTTGATGGTGTTTTAAGGGTTAGGATGGGAGTTTGGTGACATGGCTTACGGACTGCAGTGCTTCGATGCCCAAGGGCGTATAATCCTTGATATCACCGACTCCATATCTAAGGTTATTGGTGTTGTGCAGACGCAGGCTAACGTAGCTGGGTCTCTCCAAGTTCCCGACTTCGCCGGGGGTACCCGAGTTTTTGTGAGCCGAAGAGCAACACCCCCCTCGGGGCCTTTTCCAGCCCAGGGTAAACGTTGCGAGGTTACAGTTAACGGGCGGACCATTTCCTGGACTGCGGGCCGTGGTCCAGTGGTATTTACTTATGGAGTGTATTAATGCCAGAAGGTCTGCAGGTATTCAACGATAGCGGGTTTATCCAGATAGATGCCAACTACCTAAACCTTGAACTTAAACAGAGGGGATCCTTCAACTTGGCCGGGTCCAATACGGCCAATGGGGGTTCCACCTCTTCGGGTTTGTCTGTTACCGTTAACGGTGAGTCCCCCGTGATAGCCATCCAGAGTACGACTTTCTGTTGTGCTTACCCGTTGTCGCAGAATGGAAACAGCTTCACGTTTTATATCTACAACGGGGACAACCAGGCATGTTCGGGAGAGTATTTTGTTTTCGACAACTCCAGCGCCGATCAAGCTAGCGATTCAGGTTTTCAAGTGTTTAACCCTCAAGGACGCTTAGTGTTTGATGCTGGTAAGAAATATCTGAGAGTTTTGGACTACTGGCAAGTTGACGACAACCCAGGGGAAAGTATTTCGAGGGATTATCCTGGCAAGTCGGTGGCTGTGGTGATGTGCGACTTTGGCTATCGGTACGTCGTTGCTCCCTCGCCAGCCGATCCGACAAATCCGAACTATGCATTTTTGCAAAGCTGGCTTAATTGCAGCAAGACACAGGGAAGCAAGCTGCTTATTGGTGATAGAGCCACCTACACAAACGCGTTCGCCCAGAAAGATCCCGGTATGGTAACTACATCCGAGTATCCGTCGCGCTGGCTGGTCGTCGATGTAACTAATTACTGAACATCAGAAAATCTATCCACTCGTATAACACCGAAAAAACGGAGATACACCATGCCTTACATCGTCATCAACGGTGCGAACTCGTTCGACCCCAATAACCAAACTGAATTCGCTACTGAGGCCGCGGCGGACGCCAAGGCACGCGAGATCCTCCAGTCTTTCCCGCAGTCGTCTATACGGACCGCGCAGTTGCTCAACAGCTACAGTGCCAAGGTGACGATCAGCACTAAGGCCGTGCCGGAGCCTTCGCCGGCCGAAGCTGAATCGCCGGCTACTGAGTAAAACACCCCACTCCATATGCCCGCCTTGAGCGGGTTTTTTTCGTCTGGAGAAAAGCATGAAGACCTCAACGAAGGGCGTCGCCCTGATCAAATCCGCCGAAGGGCTGCGGCTCAAGGCCTACCCCGACCCCGGCACCGGCGGGTTGCCTTGGACGATCGGTTACGGCAGCACGTCGGGCGTCACCCGGAACATGGTCATTACCGAAGCCCAGGCCGAGCAGATGCTGGCCGTTGACCTGGTGCGGTTCGAGCGCATCGTGGAGCGCGCGGTACGCGTGCCGGTCACCCAGGGCCAGTTCGATGCACTGGTGTCGTTCACCTACAACGTCGGGGAGGGCAATTTCACCAAGTCGATGCTGCTGCGCAAGCTGAATGCCGGTGATACCGCCGGTTCCGCTGAGCAGTTCTCCCGCTGGGTCAACGCTGGCGGCAAGGTGCTGCCGGGCCTGGTCAAGCGCCGCGCCGCCGAGCGATCCCTGTTCCTAGTATCGCGTGACCTGGCCAACAATCCTGCGCTCCACTGCGCTGCTTTCCAAAGGTGACCACCGTGGCTGCATACACCGCTCAAAACGTTTTCCCTTCGCGTCTATCCAACTCGCCAGTCGTGATAACTGCTGCAATCAACTCGGGCACCGTTGTTGTCGAGAAAGCTGCTGGCGATATTTGGGTGCCTGCCTTTACGTTCACTGAAACCGGATGCCAGGCGTTGTGGCTAGGGCGCGGTCGCTTTCGTGTCACCCCGACTGGCAACGCTGTTTATGAGACCGATGAGCTATGACTGTCACGGCGGGTAATGGAGTGATTGCGGGGGCCGGACTCAAGTCCTTGATACAAGGCATCATCGCCAGCAGCGGAGATCGCCGAGGGCTGCAGCTGATCCAGAACTACAAGTTCGCCATCGACTTAGCCGGATGGTCGGCTGATCCTGCCTATGCCCGAAAGACCGAGACAGGGTTCAACGGCGGCGACCCGTTTGTTGAATACAACGGCGTGTCAGGCAATTTCGACAACTTCACCACTTCGAACGACGCCAGCTCGGGGATGCTTGTTGAGCCGTCCACGACCTACACCATCAGCGGGACCAGAACCGCCAGCTTCACCGGGAACTACCCACAGGTACAGATCAATACCGGCGCAGATGACGGCGCCGGCCACGCCTTTCCGGGCACGACCCTAGGGTCTATGCGATTCACGGCAGCTGCGGCCGAAACTCGTTGGTCACTGCAGTTCACCACCGGCGCCGATACGAAAAGGGTCTGGATCCGATTCCAGGGCCTGGGTGGTGTCGGCAGGTTGAGACTGATGAAGCTCAACCTAACGAAGGATGCCACCGTCCAGCCATACCGAGATTATTTCCAAAATGGGAAGTGATGAAATCACCATGCTCAGAGGTGTCGCATGCCGCTTGCGCAAAGACTAATGGGGTACGGAGTTATCGCGCTGTTGCTGGTAGGCCTTTGCGGCGCTGCGCTGTACGCCGCCTACAGCCACGGCGTGACGGTGACCAATGCCGCGCGGGACGCCGAATGGTCGCAGGCCGTGGCCACCCAGAAGACCGAACTAGCGAATGCGGTGCAGGCCGCTCGCACCGAAGAACAACGCCTCCAGCGCGAGGCCAACCAGGTAGGAATCGATGCGAGAGAAAAGAACGCTGCTGCTGATGCTGATGGCCGCGGCCTTGACGCTGCTGGCGACCGGCTGTACGTCCAGGCCGGAAAGCTTGCCGCCAGCGTCGGCGCCTGCTCCAGTGATACCGGCGCTGCCGAGCGAGGCGCGTCAGCTACCCGCGCCGCCTTGGTGCTCTCCCAACTGCTCGAGCGCGCTGATGCGAGAGCGGGAGAACTGGCAAAGGCTTATGACCGAGCCCGAATAGCGGGGCAGGCCTGCGAGCGGGCCTACGATATAGTCAGCGGCGGGCGGTAGAGCGATCTAACCAGCACCGCTCGTGTGCTCCACTATCCAGAGAAGATCGCGCCACGGAAAGCGGCTTTGGCCGCCCCTCAGTGTGCACAATGGGGTATGCATGAACGGCTTGCCCGAATCTCGAAGCTGTTGATAGCCTTCACAGGTCCTGCAGCGAATGTGTGGAATGGGTTCATCGTGCACGGCCCATAACTTGGACCAAGTATCTAGATCACTGATCTGCGGTGTCAGGTTCAGCCAGTCCAGCGTGTCCATACGCACCTCCGTTGTCGTGGCGCAAGCATAGTAGGCTTTGCCGGTCTTGGGTCGGTAATTGCGCAGGTGCTGCTGGCTGCTGATCTAGTGCCGCCAATGTTTCGCGGAAAGGGTAGGGGCTCTCGGCTGACTGCCGCGCTGCCATCTGCATCCCCCGCATCCGATTGCCGAGCGCTGATAGCTCGACGTGGGCGGCGGAGAGGTCGCGCTTGTACGACGCCAGCAGATGCAGCGCCTGGTCGCGCTCGCGCGCAGTGACTGCGTGGATGTCGACCAGCTTCAGGATATTCGCCCGGGCTTGGCGCAGGTCGGCAGCCACCTGCTCATACTCTGCCTGGACCAGTTCGGCCTGTTGCTTCCATATCTGCGCTTCGGTGGGTATGCCAAGGCATCCGAACTCTTCGTCTTCGATTTCCATACTGCTGCTCGCCAATACTGTATGCGCGTACAGTAGTCGAGGTGAGTCTGATTCCTCAAGGGTGGATCGATAGGTGGTGCAGGGAAGGGGTGTTGAGGGTCGGCAGAACGCCGGGTGCAGGGCATCAAGCCCTTGGGGACTTTTTCGGGGAATCGTGGGTTTCTGTACAGCTCAGTACGGCACCGTTTGCAGCGGGCATCCGTCTAACATGCTGTATTTAAAGGGACTTTCCTCTCACCGCGCGCATGGGGTGCAAGGGGTCGAGTGTTCGAATCACTCCGTCCCGACCATTTATTCCTGAGTAAAATCAGACAATTAAGCCACTTCCTGAAAGTGGCTTTTTTGTGCCTGCGTAAAAAAATGCGCAAAACTATCTCGCAATACCGCTGATATCCAAGTCTGCTTGGACCTCCGACCAGACCACGTCCGCATGGTTTCACTTGCAGGTACGCGTCATCTCTTCGCTGGCGTGGCCGGCGATCTTCTGTCCGTCCTCTCCGGCGAGCTTGTACAGGTGTAGCGACAGAGCAGGGATCTCACTAAAGCCTGGCACTTCCTCTTCCTGCCATTTTCAAAACCTGTTCACCGGAATCTTCAAGCTGCACAACCCGCTCTCATCCGCAGGCGGAAGATTCCCGGCTCGGATGTTCACCTGTATCGCC